ATACCTTATCTCAACACCAAACGGTATGGATGAGATATACTACGAAGCATATGATGGTTCTGTAAGTGGGAAAAATACATTCCACATAACACAAATTAAATGGTGGGAAGATCCAAGATATAATACGGATCTTAAAATGGTTAAAACAGAAGATATTATTTCATGGATTCAAAAAAATGAAATTGATAAAACTGAGGAAATCATACCAAACCTTGTTCCCGTAACTGGTGGTCGTGTAGATGAAGAATTAAAAGAACAAATTTTAAAGCTAATTCAGCAAGGTTATAAACCACATTCACGTTGGTACGAAAAGATGTGTCGTGATATGAACCTTAATAAACGTATGATCAACCAAGAGTTGGAATGTGTTGATTTTAAAACCATAATAACGATTAGGGATAAAAAAACAGGTGAGATAAAAAATATACCAATAGGTTCACTTTATAATAAATTAAATAAAACTCTTGGTTGATTTTACATATAAGTTAATCTATTTATTATTATGGATAGAGAAGTATTAAAAGAAAAAATTAGGTTAACTGGGTATTTAGATAATATTAAAATTGGTATGGGTTTCACTAACCAATATCCTGAGTTATTAAACAATTTATTATTATTAACCTCGGAATTGGACAACGGGTATGTTGTTAATAAAAGTTTAAGGGCGAGAGTCATGTTCCTATTTAATCATGATTTAAATATTGATAGTATTAGAAAAAACGGTAAATGGTTAACTTTTAGTAGAAAAGATGATAGGTTTATCGATAAAACTGGTGATTATTATAGATTGGCTTGGACCAAAATAAAAAATAACATATCAAATGATTTTTTTAATAAAGAAGATACTATTAATTTATTACTAAACGATAATTATTATCTAACTTTATTTGGTAAAGCAAAAAACAGAACCCTAATAAAAGAAAATCCGAAATTATATAATTCAATATATCACCACACAATTTTCATGAATGATTTTAATATTAATAATAATAAATTTTCATGTAGAATAATAACATTAGTTAAATATAAAGGTGATGTTAATGCGATTAGATGTTATGGGTGTAAAAAATGTTTAACTTCATTTAATTATAAAATAATGGATTTTAATAAATTATGTTATACTTGTTTTAATAATGAAAATGAAAATAAATACCCAAATAAAGTCTGGTTTAAGGAAAAATATGGTAATGAGTGGGTATTAGAGTACGATCGTTTTATTGAGAGAAATAATTTGGTTTTAGTTAGTGATAAAGGTTATTCTAAAATATCACAAAAAATATTTTGGTTAATCTATAATAAATTAGATGAGTGTAAACAAAAAGAATGTTATTTTAAAGAGTTAAATAATGAATGGTATATAAGCCACAAAAAAAATTTCTTTTATGTTGATTTCAAATGTGGCAATAAGATAATTGAGTTTGATGGTATTTATTGGCACAGGAATTCAAAAGAAAAAGATGAGCGTAGGGATTGTATTTACCATGAATTAGGCTATGATATTTTGGTAATAAATGAGGATGATTTAGTAAATAAAAAAGATAAAATAGGTGATGAACTTATAAATAAATGTGTACAATTTATAACAAATGGAAATTAATAGTGAATACGAAGTATTAACCCCAGACGGGTTTAAGGATTTTATTGGTATTCAAAAAACCAAAAAGAAAACAATAGAATTATTCTTTGATAATAATATATCAATCAGAGGATCATTTAATCATCAGATTTATGATTATGATGGCAATCCCTTTACGTTATCTGAAATAAAAATGGGTGATAAAATAAAAGCTGATAAGGGATATTTTACCGTTACCAAAATCAAGACCTATCGCCATAAAACTAATGTTTATGATTTAATAGAAGTAGATGGTGGTAACATCTACTATACTAATAAAATATTATCTCATAACTGCGCATTTATCGGTTCGGGTGATAACGTTATTGATGGTGCAATTTTGGAAAAACAAATCGTAACAAATGTTGAAGACCCAACAATCAGAGATAAAAGATGGGATAACTCATTGTGGATTTGGAAACTACCAGAAGAAGGTCATAGGTATATAGGTGCGTTAGACGTATCCAGAGGCGATTCTGAGGACTCTACTGGTTATTGTATCATAGACTTCGATACCTTTGAACAAGTGCTGGAATATCATGGTAAAATACCACCAGACTTAGCAGCTCAAATAGTTAATCAATACAGCAAAATGTATAACGCATTAACAACATTCGATATAACGGGTGGTATGGGTATCGCTGCCACAAACAAATTAAAAGAACTCAGTTTCCCTAATAAATTGTTGCACTATGATGATGAGGATGATATGACCTTATTCTACGGTGCTGACCCCGACAAAACACCAGGTATCAACTTTGCCAGGTTAAATAGACGTGTACAAATCGTACAAGCTCTTGAAGAAGCAATACGTATTGGTGGATTTAAAGTCAGAAGTTTAAGACTTATTAACGAATTAAAAAAATTTGTATATAAAAACGGTAAACCTGACCATATGAAAGGGTCACATGATGATCTTATTATGGCTTTGGGTATGTGTTTATATGTGGCAAATACATCTTTTAAAAAGTTATCTGAGGGTGCGAGTACAACTAAAGCCATGCTTGATAGTTGGAAAGTTTCATCAAATAATATCCAGGATACAGCAAATGCAATGATGAAAGATGTTAATAGTTTAATTACTGATAATAAAACTTATAATCCAAATTTAGATATTTATCATAATAAAGAAGATGTTTTAAAAAATACTCGTGACTTTTCGTGGGTTTTTGGTAATATTAATAAATACAAACCTAATACTTAAATATATGATTAAAAGAACCATAGCATCTAAGTTTAATACACAGGGTGCGGTAAGAGTAAATGTACCTGAATCTAAAACAAGTGGTTTTAATGGGGGTAAAATAAGTGTACCAATAAGTTGTAGTGTGGAAGATGATCCGTATGTAACTTATGCATATGATTCTGGTTGGAGTGTTAGGTTGCAAAGAAATGTACACACACCAGTATTTGAATGCGGATATGTTGAATAATTAAAATATGGCAAATAAATTTACAGTTTTTCAAAAACTAAATAAAGTTTTAGGTAATGAGTTAGAATCACCTAAATATGTTATCGACCCACAATCATTTAAAAATTTAGATGATCAGGAATTAGATATTAAGAGATTAGAAGCTCAACAAATTATTTATCTCCAGAATCAATGGAAAAAGATAGATAATGAATTATATCAAAAAGCCGTATATTACGAACCAACCAGAATTGCATCATATTATGATTATGAGGCGATGGAGTTCACACCAGAAATAGCTGCTGCTTTGGATATATTTGCGGAAGAAGCAACTTGTCCAAATGAAAATGGTAAAATCATTACAATTTATTCGGAAAGTAATAGAATTAAAGAGGAATTAACGGATTTATTTGAGAACGTTATTGATATTAACTCTGTTATTACCAGCTGGGTTAGAAACCTTTGTAAATATGGTGACAACTTTTTATATAATAAAGTTATTCCTGGTAAAGGTATTGTCGGTGTAACACAATTACCAAATATTGAAATCACAAGAGCTGAACCTGGTTTTTCCAAGGTTATGAGTCTTGATGATTTTCAAAAAGAAAAAAATGTCAAGTTCTTCTGGAAAAACAAAGAACTCGACTTTAACTCATTTGAAATATCTCACTTTAGATTATTGGGTGATGACAGACGTTTACCTTACGGTACATCAATGCTTGAGAAAACAAGAAGAATCTGGAAACAATTATTGTTAGCTGAGGATGCGATGTTAGTTTATCGTGTAACAAGAGCGCCAGAAAGACGTGTTTATAAGGTTTACGTAGGTAATATGGATGAAAAAGATATTGATCCATACGTAGATAAGGTTGCAAATAACTTTAAACGTAACAATATTATAAATTCACAAAACGGTCAACAAGATACAAGATATAATGCAATGGCTGTGGATCAGGACTTCTTTATTCCTACAAGAGATCCATCTTTACCAATGCCTATTGAAACACTACCTGGTGCGCAAAACTTGGGTGAAATTGCTGATATTCAATATATTCAGAATAAGTTATTGGCAGCATTAAGAATACCAAAAACCTTTTTAGGTTTTGATCAGGCTGTTGGTGATGGTAAAAACTTATCAATTTTAGATATACGTTTTGCCAGGGCTGTAAATAAAATTCAAAGATCACTTATTCAGGAGTTGAATAAAATGGCTATTATTCACCTATATGTTAAAGGTTACGAAGATGATTTGAATAACTTCACATTGTCATTAACAAACCCTTCTACACAGGCAGATATGTTGAAAGTTACCAACTGGAAAGAAAAAATTGCTCTTTATAAAGAAGCGGTTTCTGATATCGGTAACGGATTTGGTGCGGTTTCTATGACATGGGCAAAGAAAGAAATCCTTAATTTCTCTGATGATGAAATTAAACTTGATATACAAAGACAAGCTGTTGAAAAAGCAGCATCTGAGGAACTTAAAATGTTGGGTGAAACAATTAAACAAACTGGTATATTCAGAGATTTATATACGTTATATAAAATTAATCCTAATAACATGGCTCAGGCACAAAACCCAGATCAACAACAAGATCAGGGTGGTGGTGGTGGTGGAATCGGTGGCGTTGCTCAAGATTTCACACAATCATTAGAGGGTGAAGCCCCAATGCCAGGAGGTGAAGGTATGCCAGGTGCTGAGGGAGCGCAAGGAACTGAACCAGGTGCTGAAACAGGCGCAACACCAACAGGAATACCAGGTGGTGAGGAAGAAGAAACTCAATTAAAAGAGAATATGATTAAATCAATGTTATTGAATAGAAGAAAAACTATCAATGAAAATATATCAAAAACTCTGAATGATATTGATAAAATGTTAAATGAGTAAATTTTTTACAAAATAAAGTGATATTTATTAAAAAAGAAAAATATGTTTGGTTTACTAAAAGAAAATATATTAAATAACCTTGAACAGGTTTATGTAGAAAAAGGTGAAAAATCCTTTAAAAAACAATTTCACACGTTCATTTCAACAATCAAAGAATCAAAAGATCTTAAAAAGTTTTATAATGTTTATGATCTTTTAAATGAAGTTGAATTTAATGATTTTGAAACGGCTAAGGAATTTGTACAAGAATCATTATCATATCTAAATAATTTAGATAAATCTACCTTATCTTTAATCGAAGGTTTTGCCACAACTAAAACCGATTTACCTAAAGATTCTAAAGAATTTTACCTCGATCAGTTAGTTTTTAATGAAAACATCTCACTTAAAGATAAAGTAGAATATAAAATTAATTTAACACGTTCTTTGGTTAAAGAAGCTATCAAAATTAATTTTAATGAATATATTACTGAGGCTGAGGTTAAATTAAACGATAAATTAACTAATTTAACTGAGGAACAAATTAAAGTGGTTAATTTGTTAGCTGAAAACGATTCAAAAAACATTAACGACTATTACGGATCGTTAATTAATGAAACTCAGAGCTTAATTGATGACAAAATTATCGAATCTAATAACAAAACAGAATTAATTACAAAATTAGTTGAGGCAAAGAAGAAATTGAAATCGTTATCTGGTGAACCTTCTTTAAATAATATTGAATTAATTTTAGATTTGAAGACGAATTTCTAATATAAAATTTGGTTTTCTTAACTTTTTTTACTAATATTATTAAAATAAAATAAAATTATTAAAAATGGTTAAGAAAACATGTTTTGTAAATTCGGAAAAGAAAAAAGGGTACTGAAAAATAATGAATTTAGAATAAAATACGGTACTGTCGATGCTCTTAAATTAAATTCGATATATATTGTTATCGAATCCTGGGTTCAACCCACAGAAGTATTAAATTACGAAACCGATATTAGGTTAATGAGAAGACAAATAATTCTCGCACTAAGCAAACAATTGGATCTGGAAACATTCAATAAACATTTTATAGTTGATCTTGATCTTAGATCATCAGGAATGGATCCCAAAAGAAAATCCTTCATGCTCCTTGAAGTCACACTCTATCCCAAAATTAAACCGAAATTTAATTCACAAATATTATTTAATAATGTTAACCACGTGTCTAATATTATTATTGAGTGTTTAAAAAATAATAAATTTAAATTCAATTCAAGTAAAAATGGATAATGAAATCTTTATAGAATCGTTTAATATGGACGAATTTGGTGGTAAATCTAAGGTTGATATGTTAGCCGAAATAAGCGAAAGCGTTGAAACCTGGTTTAGTCCAAATGGTTCGGAATTTTTCTTCAATTATAGATCAATACCATCCATACCAACAGGTTTATATTCAATTGTTTTTAACCAATCTAATGGGTTTGGCGTTAAGATGATGGATTATAAATCAGACGACTATTTTACACTACCATCTTTTCCACATAAGGAAATCATCAATGATATCCAAAAGTTCTGGGGTAGTAAAGATCAATACCAAAAATATAATATAACACACAAAAGAGGTGTTATTCTTCATGGTGAACCAGGTGGTGGTAAAACCAGCCTTATATACCTTCTTATTGAAGAAATGAAGAAACATAACGGTATTTGTATATATTTTGATTCCCCAAAAACTTGGGTTGAAGTTGCCAAACTGATAAGAAAAATTGAAACGGATAGACCAATACTTTGTATCATTGAAGATATTGATGGTATCATTGAAGATTTTGGGGAAGAAATTTTCCTTAACTTCCTGGATGGTCTTAACTCAATTAATAATATTGTATATCTTGCAACAACAAATAATCTTAAAGAAATACCTGATCGTATAAAGGATAGACCATCACGTTTTGATAAGAAATATGAGGTTAAAAAGCCAACAGAAGAAGATAGAAAACTATACTTTAACCATATGATTCATGATGAAGATAAAGAGCTTTATGATATCGATAAATTGGTTAAAGATACTGAAAAATTCAGCATGGCTCACCTTAAAGAAGTATTCATTTCATTATATATTTTAAAATCAGATTACAAAAAAACCATTGATGAGCTTAAAAAGAGCAAAATTAATGAAATTGGTATAGGTTTTAATATGAAAAACTAATTTTTCTTACATATTCAAATATTTATAAGAAATATGTAATATTATGTCTTTAAAAATATTAAAAGAAAATGAAGAAGGGTTTGGTATAATTATTGATGAGAACGCTGGTTTTATATCAAAAGAGTTTACTAAAAAGTTTATTTCTGAGGGTACACTCAATGAAGCATTGGACTTAACCAAACCAATCTATTACTACGCCACATTACAAAAATATGGTGTTGAAAATAGGAATGGTCGTGTTTACCCAGAAAATATATTAAAACGTGAAGCTAATCATTATCAAGAAGTAATTGATAGGAATTCAAGTTTTCACGAATTAGATCACCCAGACTCATCAACCATATCATTAAAAGGTGGATCACCATATAGGATTGTAGAGCTTTTCTGGCAGGGTAACGCCCTTATCGGTAAGCTGGAGATACTTGTATCAGCTGGCTATAGAAAGAGTGGTATTATCTCATGTAATGGTGATCTATTGGCACATTACCTATCATATGGTATGACCGTTGGTATCTCATCAAGAGGTATCGGTACCTTAAAAAAGGTTGGTGGTCAGAACATGGTTCAGGATGACTTTGAATTGATATGCTGGGATGCAGTATCTTCACCATCAACACCTGGTTCATATCTATACAAAGATATGAATGATTTCAAAAAATATGATGAGGTTTTACCAACAGAAAAAGATGAAATTGAAGAATCAAGTGATTCAAATCTTGATTTTATGAGAAGATTACAAAGTTTTTTAGGTAAATAATTTGTTTTTTAAAAAAAAGTTTATTAGTATTGTAGTAACTAAAATTTATACGAAATGGATAAAACTTTTTACTGGTTCATGGTAACCGCACAATGGTCAACTGAGGATGACAATGGAAAAATGAAGAAAATTAAAGAGAAATACTTAGTAAAAGCTGTATCACCTACAGATGCTGAAAGTATTATCACTAAAGACTTTGAAGGTTCTTCTATCAAGTTCAGAAACATTGACATGAAAGAAATTAACATCACAAAGATTCTTGTACCAGAAAATGTTGAGTTAAACGACTAAGACAAGATTACTTTTTAAAAATTTTATAAAAACCCGAAAAACATAATGTTTTTCGGGTTTTTTTTTATTCTTTTTTTAAAAAAAAAGTCTTTTCAAAAAATATAATATATTTATATCTAAGAAAGGATAATAGTTTTTAAAAAATTAATAATAATATGAGCAAAAAAAGTATATTAGCTGAAACGTTACAGGAAGTAAAAGAAGTAAAAGCAGCTATTGAAAAAAATGCTAACCACGTATTAAGATCAACCCTTAAAGAAGAATTAGAAGATATTATTAAAAAAGGTATCTCTAATGACGATATGGAGGATGATGAGGAAAATACAGAAGTTAATCCAGATTCTACCGATGGCATGGGCATTGCCGATAAGCCATCATTTGGTTCTGATTCAGACGGAGAAGAAATGACAGATGAACCAGGTATTGGTGACGTTCCTACGGACGAACTCCCTGGTGATGAAGTAATTGATCTAACTGATAAATCAGACGAAGAAGTTCTTAAAACATTTGAACTTATGGAACCAACTGATGAAATCGAAATTGTTCGCACAGAAGATGGTATCGAAATTAAATTCCACCCAGAAGGTTCAAAAGCTGATAATGATGCTGATGAACACGGTGGCGAAGAAGAACTTGGTGACGAGTTCGGAGGCGGTCACGAGGAAGAAGTTCCAGGTGATGAGGAAGAAGAAGATATCCACATCTCAGAAGATTCTGAGGAAGAAGAAGAAGAAGAAGGTGTAATGTATGAAATCGAAATTGATGAAACAGAGGAAGAAGAAGAATCTGTTAATGAATTAGATGCTACAGAAGACGAAGACGGTAAGGAAATGGAAGAAAATAAGACCACATCTCACATCCACTCTTTGAAACACAAAGTGAAACCAAGTGGTCAATCAGAAGACATACACGAAAAACTTGTTAACACAAGAAAGAAATTACAAACTATCGTGGTAGAAAACAAAATGTTAAAAGAAGAATTAGAATCTTTCAAAGGACTTAAAAAATCATTCCAAAAGAATGAAGGTGAGTACAAGGAAGCTATAAAAGTTCTTAAAACAAAGTTGCAAGAAGTTGCATTATTCACATCTAATCTTACTTACGCTGTTAAATTGA